GTACGTGCGTTAGTTGTATGTTCGTACCCCCCTACCCCCCCCTCCGTCACTCGGGTTGGGTTCTGGTTGGGGTTGTAGGTTGCCCATCTTCACACACTCAGACGCCACCAGCCATCGGTGTTGGTAGCCATCACGTTCCCACGCGACCATGCACCCGCAGGCCGCGATGAACTTGCGATCAAGCAAATGCGTGCTTGTGGCTTGTGTCTGCCACGGTCGCGTCATCGTGTCTATCTCGGCTTGGCTCACCATGCTCATCGTACTGCCCTCGCCGCAACCCCTTCGGCTGCTGTCTTCCTCGCATGGCACCGCTTGCACACGCCTTGCAGGTTGTGCCGGTCGTTGGTCCCGCCCATGCTCTTCGGTGTGATGTGGTCTACCTGCTGTGTCGCCTCGCGCTTGCAGATGCGGCACACTGGTTCCTCTGCTCTGACTATCGCCGCCACCGCGTACCACTGGTCATCGTACCCCCGCTGGTGCCTGCTCTTGGTGCTGGTGGCCCACGCTGGCGGCTTGGATGTTAGTTGGTGGTGTTCGCAGTAGGATGACCCGGACGCGGCGTATGCCCTGCAACCGGGCTTTCTGCACGCTCTGGGCGGTCTGTTGCTCATGGAGTAAGTTCTCACACGAAAGGAATGATTCTACCGGGTACTTTGCTCATTTCCACCAGGCCCCCGCCCGTTTGCGTACCCATCGGGTCCATAGTTTGTTGGTTGGCTCGTGGCGGGTGTTGTATTCGCGGTATGTGATGAGGACTAACTCACCCCGCTTGGCCTCTCTGGGTTTCTTTGTTTCGATGACGAGGCCGCGCCCCTTGATGGTGAACCTGTCGTACTTCGGCGCATCCTTGCGCCCCTGTGCGTCCATCGTTCACGCTCCTTTGTCCCACGGCCTATCCATCACACCTGTCGGCACGTCGTAGCCCCCGTCTTCCAACGCCTCGAAGTGCATGATGGCCGTGAGATTCCAGACGCACGCGGCGAGGTGGTCTTCGTCGGCGTCGCCCGCCCAGTACCGCAGCATGTGCCGAAACGCGGAGTCATAGAACCTGCTAATAGGCTGGCCCTTTTCCCAGTTGCGGTCGCCGTACTTCTTCGCTCCCGCCTCGTAGTGCTTGGCGATGCGAAGCAGGGCGGTCGGCGGGACCAGATCAAACCGCCCCTTGCCCTCGCGCGTGTCGCGCACGCTGCCTGTTGCAAACTCTTCCCGCTTCCCAGAATCCACTACCTGCATTTCTTCCGCTCCTTGAATGTGTGCCGCGTCTTCTGCCCCAATGCGAACTTCATCACCGATGCCATCGCTCTAATCATCTCGTCGTAATCGAGTTCGCGATCCTGATACATCTCCGTTTGCATCCGCCCGATTGTCAGTCGCCACCGCATCGGCTCGGACCCTTCGATGTATTCGGCCTTGCACGGCTGGCCTCGCATGGCGGTCTTGGCTACGACTTGCTCTAGCACTCTGGTTGCTACGGGGTCGTGTTCCAGGATCAATCGCCACCCCCATAAAACTCCGCGAGCGCGTCGATGGGGGTGTCGTGTTCCTTGCCGCATGTGTCAGTGTCAGCCGAATACACAACGAAACTCTCTGCAAACGTGAGCAGGGTTTGATCGTCAGGCATTTTTCGCATCCAGTGCGACTCGATCATGGCGACAGCCGCGCGATCAAAAATCGCCGTTTGGGTGCGTGACCATCGCCAAGCCCCTTTGCTCCAATGCATCTTGCCAAGCAACAACTCACTCACCGCCAACTCCGGCCTCTTCGCCACGATCTTCGCGTAGGTTTCTGGTGTCATTGACTGCCTCCATTCAGCATCCTGAGATTCGCCTTGATGTCAGACTCGCGGAAGACGGTCACAAGGCCGCACTTGTCATCCATGAACGTCAGCCGCCAAGCACGCTTGCCGTTGGGTCGCCACATCACGCACGCGCCACGGCCACTTGCAACGCACTTGTCCGACTTGCTGCAAGCCTGTACCCACGCCTCCCACAGTTGTTTGGTCCCCAAGTCCAGCGATTCAACCCGCTTCACTTCCAGATACACGTTTGGCAGGTCGCGGATGATTACGTCCCGCCCGTCCTCAACGCCCAGCCCTTTCGACCGAACGGCGTCGAAGCCAAGCGTGCAGATGAACGCCGCCGCTTCGCGTTCGCCCTGGCTGCCTTTGCGTTGTGAGTGTGTCATTTGCCCTCCAGTTCTGCAATCGCCCGATCCGCCTCCGCACACGCCTGTTGCAGCCGCTTGTATTCCTCTGCCGCGTCGTCTTGATTGACGGGCGGGTAGAACCGACGCTCGAAGCGGTACGCGGCGCGGACCTTCTCGTACGCCTCAATCAACCTGTCAATGTCCGTCCCCTTCATGCTTTCGCCGTGTGCAGCCTTGCGGCCTGCGACGTTCGCTGCGAATAGGCGGATTCGTTCCATCGCACTCATCTTGCGTTCCTCAGTTCTTCCCGTGCCTGTTCCCAAGTCGCACAAGGCCCGCCTTGCACGTACGTCGCGTCAACAAACCATTCCTTGATCTTCTTCGGCTCGCACTTGTACCAGTGCCACCAGCCGTTCAACTTGTGAATGCCGCCCGCGATGCGGTCGTTGTGGATGTAGCGGGAGTGTGATTCGTTCAGGGGCTGCCACAATCGGCCCCCTTCCGCGCGTTCGCTTCCATCACGCGACGCACGACGCGCCGCCATTCGCCCTTGTGTCCTTCTGTTTCGCCGTCCCATGTTCCTAGCGTGTCAGTACCTTCCCAAAACGCTTCGTACGCAACGCGGGCGAGGTCGTCGATTCCCTTCTCGTCGACGAACCCCGACGCCTTGCACGCGGCGACGGTCGCCTCGGCCCGCTCGCAGCGGGCGAGGAGGGTGGCGTTCTCGGCTTGCAGGGCGGATAGAAACTTCTGTGTGTCTTCGGTACTCATCGCTTCACTCCCTTCGTCTTCGCAATCCTCTCCCCCGCCGTCTTGCTGCTCATGACGCCTCGCTTTCCACCCTTCGCCACACCGGGCCGGGGTTGCCGTTATGACGCACCTTGCCGCCGACAGATTCGATCCATGCGTGAGCGGCGTTGTTTGGCACAGAACAACAGTGATCGCCAATCTTCTCAAAGGTCCACTCGCCAACCAACAGTTTGCGGCGTTTCGTGATCTGGCGGTAACCTTCGCCAAGCCGAAACTGCACAAGGCATCCGTCATGTGTGACAAAAAACACTTCGCAAAGTTTCACGTCAACCGTCCGCTTCACGGTGCCTCGCTTTCCAAGTAATACTCTGCGTGCCTACCGCCGTTGTGGTTGTCAACCATCTCCGTCTTGATGTCGTGCCCAGCCTCGCGAAGTTCGCCGATGCGAGCGGCGAGCCGGAAGCACCGGAACATGCTCAACGCCTTCATCGCGTCGATGCGTTGACCGCGCTGCATGTACGCAAGGACGAGGGCGGATTGGTTGGGGCGGGTGTTGGTTTCTGTCTGCATCACGCACGCTCCTTCCGCTTCGACTTCTTCGCAGGCTTCGTCCGGTCCCACCAGATTGCCTTCGCATCACTAATCAACGCCTTCAACACCAGCCCCCTCGCCCGCCTCGGCGTCAGGTTCGCGTGAACAACGCCGTCAATTCCAACCGTGTCGGTGCCGCGTTTCTTGGGTGGCATTAGGCACGCTCCTTTCGCCGCCAGAGGACGCCTTCGGTTTCCATTGGCTTCCTGTTCGTGCTTTCAACCAGACCCTTCCGCTCCATCCATCGCAGCACCCGCGCAAACTCGACAGGCTCCGCAATCTCGCCCGTTACCGCCGTCCATCGCGTTCTGATCCTGGCAATCTCTTGCCATTCGGTCGGCATGAGTTCGATCAGCCGCTTGCTTACTCGTTGGTGTCTGCGTACTAGGGTCGCCATGCCGCTCATGCTGCCACCTCGACCTGAACGGCTTGCTTGCACTTCTCCAGCATCGCCATAAACACCGGGTCTTGCTCAGCCACCATCACCCGTGCCGCCTGCCAACTGTTGATGACAGAAGAGTGGTTAGTTCTGCCGGTTGCACTGGCAATCTCAGGAAACGATGGCGTTGCTGGCAGAAACTCTCGCAGTGCATAAGACAACACGCGCCTCGCCCTGATCTGTCCGACGCTTCTACCGGGACCAGTGACAATCTCGTGCGCGATCCCAATTGCCTCGCACATGGCCTTAGCCGCCTCGACCACATGCGCTCCGGCCCGGCCAAAGACCGCCTCGTGTGCGTCCTTGAACGCCTGTACGTGAAGTTCCTTCTCGCGCTTGGGCATCCCGTCCCAAGTCCCGTCGCCTTCCAAGCGGTCGATGAACACCGAACACAACATCGCCGGTACGTCTTTCTTCATGCTGCACCTCCGTTCGCCAGTTTCAGCCTGGCCGCGTCGAATTGCCCCTTGGCCTTGCCCGCCCACTTCTCCCGCGTGTTGGGTTCACCCCACGCAACCCTCATCGCGTACTTGACCGGGTGTTTGATGACCTTGCCCCGCTTCCGCTCCTCGTGCATCCTGGCTGCGGCGTGGCTCAGGTTGGCATTAGACGCCTTCTCGTGCGTCATTAGCCCCCAGACCTCCCCCTCTGGCACCCCGGCCTCCAGCAAAGCAAGGCGGAGCCTGTCCCCATCCAGCACAACAGGCGGGGCGGAGCCTGCCTTGCCTTGCTTTATGTCTTCTTCTAATCTGCTCTGCTCTGCTCTGCTCTGCTCTGGTACCGTTTTTGTCACGCTCGACCGTGACATTTCCGTGACCTCTTTCGACCGCTGGTTTGCCTTGCGTTTCTGGGCCGTTGCCCGCTCCCTCGCGCCGTTGGAATTGTGCTTTTCCCAGCGGTAAAACCTCGCTCCGCTGTCGTCAAACTTGATCCAGTGGGCGGCGTTTTTAGAGAAGCCGTCGATGCCCGAAACCGCGTCGATGTCGGCTGGCGTGGCATTCCGGACAAGTCCGGTTGCTGTCCGTTCTCGCGCCCACATCCACACCTCTAGCCATGCGTACGCGACGGCGCGGGTGTCTAAGTTCAGTGCGCGTGCTTGGGCCATGATGACCGTCTCGCGGTAAAGACCCTGGTTGCACTTGATCCATTCAGCCATATCGCGTCCCTGCGACCATCCAAACTACCAATGCCGTTCGCCAGAAAAGACCCACACAAGCACGGCGAAAAACACAACGCCCACGACAACGCACGCCCACATCTCAAACCGATCATCTTCGCGTTCCATTGGCCTTGCTCCTGCGACCTGTAAACATCCCAAAGCCTTTCAGTTGCTTTCAGATTACTTAGTCATCGCAAACAGATCCGCTTGCGACTCCTGCCTCTTGGCAATTGCCCGCTCGCAGTTCTTGATGGCTACGGCGTGGTACTCGTCCTTCAATTCGCACCCGTAGAACCGGCGACCACGTAGAAGGGACTGATACCCCTCCGACCCAATCCCGGCAAACGGAGAAAAGACGACCTCATCGGGGTTGCTGTAGAGCCTCACAAGGCGATCAATCACGCTCAACTGCAAGGGGCAGATGTGCTTCACGTCGTCTTCGCTGCGGCCTTCGGACACGTTCAGGGTGTCAGTTTCCCGAATGTCCATCCAGCAACACTCAGCCCAATCAATCCAGTCACTGCGTGAAACCTGACCGTCACCAACCACGGCAACGGCGTTATTGCCTGGTGCCCGAAACTTGATGAGGTAGTCGCCAAGCGCACCTCGCTGCTTTGCCCGATCAGTTTCCAGTCCCGCAAACTGCAACTCTCGGCTCTTAGTCCGAATGGCTTGGGCTTGCGGGTTCTTGCGAACCATCCAGTCGTATTCAAACACCAGCCCGGCGCGTTCGCCCAGCCGAATGTTGAGACCGCGAAAGTCAAACAACCCGACTTCGCCCGTACGCTTCATACGTGGAATCTGCATGACGTGAACCACCATCGCGCGGCCCGGCTTGAGGATGCGGGCGATCTGTCGATAGAAGAAAGACAGATGCAGCTTGGCCTCGTGCTTGAGGTTCTCGCTGTTGCCGATGTCCGATGCCTCAGACGTGTAGGCGTAGAGGGCGGGGAACGGAGGAGAGAACACCGCCATGTCTACGCACGCCGAAGGCAGCGTTGCCATGTGGGTGATGCAATCGCCCCGATGAATGTGGAACTCACTTCCTGTTAGCAAACTGCTCACGGAACATCTCCTCTTGTTGGCGGGTGTCTGCGTCTACTCGCTTTGCCTTAGCGAGGACGGTTTCAATCATGGGGGCTTCAAACTCAGTCACAGGAATGTGAACATTGAGCGGTCGGGTTGAGCCGATTCGGTTGGACCGCTTTACGGCTTGGTAAAACTCTTCGTATGAATCTTGCAGGCCAGCAAACACTTGCCTCGTCGCTACCTGAAGGTTCAGGCCAAACCCAAGAATCTTGGGCTTGGTCACGAGTACGCGAATCTCTCTGCGCTTGAATGCGTCGATGATCCTGAGCCGTTCTTCGAGCGGTGTTTCTCCGGTGATGTTGCCGCATCCCTCGAGCGCAGCAGAAACGTCATCCTGTTCGTTGTTGTACTTGCACCAAACGATGGTCGATTCGTCGGGCCAAGACTCAACCAGCCGCTTGATGTACTCGGTCTTGTTGCTCTCGATGCGTTCCTTCCCGACGTGCCCCTTGCCAAGCCTGGCAATCTTCCCTCGGTTGGCGATGCCGCCGGTTTCGTTGACAAACATATCGCCAGTCATCGCCATGAAGTATTCACGCTGAGCCTGCGTGGTTGGCACGGTTTCAACGTGGATGTGGATCGGAGGAGTGGTGTTGCAGTTGTCACGCCATCCGTACGTTGCCGGGTTGGTCAGGAACACGCACCAGTGGGTCATGGCCTTGTAGAACGGCTTGAGAGCGTGCGACTTCAACTCCCATCGCTCGTTAGTCTGCCCGCGATTCACGAAGAAGCGAGCCAGAAAACTGTTCACGGTTGGGAATGCGTCTAGGAATACTGCGTGGTTGGCGTACTCGATACGGTCGTTTGGGGCTGGCGTGCCAGTGAGAGCGAGTTTGTATTCAACTCCCTTCCCCATCTCAATGAGCCGCGTTCCCCACGCTCCATAGTGCGACTTGAGCATCGACGACTCATCCAGAAGCAGCCCGCCCAATTCGCTTTGAGGCAGGTCTTCGGTGATGGCCTCGTAGTTAGTGATGGCAATGCCCTTGCCGGTTCGCAGCCATTCGGGAAGTTCGGCGGCGGCAACGATCTGAATGTCCTTGTCGCCGTACCACCGTTCCCACTCCGCAACAGTCTGAGACACGACCATGAGCGGAGACAGCAGCAGCACCCGCTTCTTCGTGTGCCGCGCCGCGTGCCTAGCAAACTCGGTCATAATCAGGGTCTTGCCCAAGCCGCAGTCTGCGAACACCGCAAACTTCCGCTTCTTGATCGCCATTGCCGCGATGTCCCGCTGGTAGTCCATAAGGAACGACGACAGGCGAGTTTTCTCGGCCTTCTTCTCGGCCTTGGCAAGCCCAAGTGATGCCGCGTACTCGTCAGGGAACTCGGCTGAGGTGCCGACGATGCGATACTTTGGCAGTTGCTTGACTGCTAGGAATCGCTCGTAGTCCTTGACGCAAGATGGGTCGAAATGCAGAACCAACGCCAACCTCCTGCGGCCAAGCCGCGAATCCAATCCCCACCCGCCGCTTTCGCGACGGGTGAAGTGCTGGGCCTCGCGCCGCGAAGGTCATTCGCGACCTGCTTTGGCGAGACGCGGTACTCCCGTATCCGGCACTCAAGGAGCCTTTCGCTTTCCAGCAATACCCACCCTCCGCGTCTCCACGGAGGGGGGACCACGCCACCACCTAGAAGCCGTCGATGCCGCGAGGACTAAACGGAATGTCCTCTGGTCGCATCACTCCCGACTCCTTGCCGGGCTGTGCAAACTTGCTCGCGGGCTTGGCCGTTGGTGTCGCCGTCAATTCCGACTTCAACACCGAAGCAATGTTGTTTTGTTCGCCGTAGCCCTCGCGTTCCTCGACGCCCAGTTGCAGTTGGAAGTTGGTGCCGACGTACTTGGCCGGGTCAAACTCGCCCGCTTCAAACTGGTTGACTGCGGCTTGGTCGATGGCCTTCGCGAGTTGCTTGTACTTCCAAGCGGCCATTCCCGCCGTGACGTACTGACGCAAGACCCGCTCGCCCTTGTCGGAGTAGGCCCGGAACACCCAGTATTCCATAGGCTCGCCCTTCTTCGACACCAGTTGCGAGCCGTCTTGTGTGGTGTCAACCACGGCTTCCAGAGTCGCCGGGTACGTGCCTTCGGGCAGGCACATCGTTGCATCTTTCGGGTTGTACTTCACGCTTGCTCCTTGTTTTGTCCCATGAGGAAACCAATCGCCTTCTCTGCCTGCTCAGACGTAAGTTCAGACAGGTCGTTTGCGTCTGCCTTCTCCAACCACTTGTCTTCCATTTCCGCGCCGTTCTTCCGGTCGGCCAGCAGGCCACGCAGTTGGGCGACCTGTTCGGGTGTTGCCAGCGTGACCGCGATAGCGTCGCGCTCCAGCACAGACCGCCCGTACTTGTCCGCGATGGCGTCGTATGACCACGGGAACACCTCGCCGTCAAGGAACGCCGAAAGCCTGGTCTTTCGCACTGTGCCAACCCGGTCCTTGCCGCGCTTGCTCAACTCCACCACCAAGTCAAACAGGTAGTCGAGTTTGCCGTAGCAGTCAAAGGTGATGCCGTCTTGGGCAACAGTGTCCTTGCCCTTCGCGTCCTTGGTTCGCACCCACTTGTCTTTAGCGTGCGACGTAATCACTACGTTCATGTCCAAGCGAAGAAGCAGGCTGCAAAGGTGCTTGACGGGCCGATCCGCGTGCTTCTTGTGCCGCGCGTACTCGTCGCTGCCTTCGATCTGGATGCCCTTGTCAAGCAGGTCGTTGTAGATGACCGTCAAGGGGTCGATGACCAGCGTGCGGTATTCGTGCTTCTCGCTAATGAGTGC